ACGAGCGACTTGAGAAACAGGTAGCCGAAGCCAGCGAGCGCGAAGGCCAGTGCCTGTCGCAGACGCGAGTCGAGGGCCCCGTTGACCTCGACCTCTACGTCCTGCTGCGCCTGCAACCGCAAGATTCGAAGGGTAGGGATTTCAAGCACTGAGACCTCCTTGAGTTGTTGCGCTGACGACCACCGCGCCGTCGACGAGCACGTCGAGCTGCATCTCGTCGAAAGAGATCTGGTTCACCTCGACCTCGATCTTGCGAGCGTAGGCCGGGACGAGCACGGCGAGCGCAGCCTCGGTGCGCGACTTGAGTTCGGCGGGGGTCTCGTCGGTGATCGGTTGCCCGTAGCTCACCCAGACCCTCGAGGTGTTCCCGCGCGGGTCTCGAGCCCACCACTGCCAGTGGCGCCTGCTGTCCTTCGGTCGGATGGTCGACCGCGTCGGCTGGTCGCTGCCGATGATCGCGATGATCTCCTCGACGAGTGGGTCCTTCTGCTGACCTGCGAGTTTGTAAATCGGCTCGGCCATCATGCAACCAGCGGTTCGAGGTAGCGCAGCGTCGTTCCCGTCGGGATATCCCACGGTCGCGCCACGGCGTTGAGGTTGGAGAGGGAGTCGACGGCAGCCTGCACCTGGTCTTCGCTCTCGAGCGACTCGTACAGCTCGGGCAGAACCGACAGAAGGCTCTCGGGGCGGATGGTCGTGTAGGTCCTCAGCCTCGGCAGACCCGCGGCCTGCTCCGAAAGGTACTGGCGGGTCGCCGCGCGAAGGGCTCGGGCCTCGGAGTAGACGCTGTACTCGATCCCGTCGATGGCGAAGAGCTCCTCGAAGGGAGCCTCCAGCGCCTCTGCGACGTTGAGGATGCTGTTGATCGTGGCGAACTGGGTCGAGGTGATCGCCAGGCAGACCGACGACGTGACCGCGGCCAAGGCAAGCGAGCGCGCTTCGTCAACCTCTCCGAGCTCGGTGAGGTCCTCTTCGCTGGCGCCGTCGCCGAGGATCTCGCCCTGGGTCGGCGGCACGTCGCTGTCGAACGTGGTCCCCGTCGCCAACGCCTCGATGAAGGTCACGGCCGGCTTGTCGTTCCCCGAGTCCTGCACCGCGGCCGAGCCCGTGAGCGGGTCCCCTTGCTGCGACAGCGACGGCACCAGCGAGAGCAATCCCCCAGCGGTGCTCATCACCCTCGACGCGAAGTTCTGCGGCGTGAGCAGCAGCGACTCGAGCTGCGAGCGAAGGATCTGGATCGACGCGGAGAAATTGTTGACGGGCTCGAAGGCCGCGGAGATCAGCCCCTGCGTGTCCGAGAGCCACTGCCCGAAGGCGTCGAGGACTGCAAGCGCGCCCTCGGACCAGCCCGGTTCATCAGGCGCGCGCGCACCGAAGCTGAGCACCGAAGCCCGAGAGAGACGGCTGATCGAGTTCCTCGTCTCGGCCCCCGCGTCCTCGGACAAGATCAGCTGGGGTCGCCCCTCCAGCATCGTCACCGAGCCTTCGCTGATCGCCAGCCGCGAGTCGTCGAAGAACTTCAGCGTGACCGCCTCGACCATCCACAGGTCGGTCAGCTCCCCGAGCACCGGGAGCGAGACCGTGAACGGCCCACCCTCGAGGAACATCGCGCGTAGCTCGAGCGACGCCGTCTCGTAGTCGGAGGTGATCCACTCCCCGTCGCGGATCAACATGAACTCGATCCGATACTGCGAAGGCATCTGACCTTGCGGCTCGACGAGCGCGCCGTCGATGTCCGGGGCCTCCTTGACCACGGTCCGCTCCTGGTTGGTGAGCTCGCTGAGACGCACCCATACGGGCACTCCGTTGATCGCTCCGCGCTCCATCTACTCTCCCTTCGCCTTCGTGGTTGCCGACGTTTGGACCAAGCTCTGGCCTGGGGGCGCCGGGGGGATGCCGAGGATGTACGCCGCAAAGCTCTGCATGGCCTTCACGCCGCCGTCGTTGGGAGCGAAGTTGCCTGGCAGTGCAGCGAAGTTGGCCGCGCCGGAGATGTGCGTCTGGCTCGCCTGAGCCTTGAGCAGCTCGACGGCTCCGGGCCCTCCGATCTTCACGTCGCCGGTCCCGGTCACGTTGATGGTCAGCGACTTGTTCAGCGCGAGCGTGATCGACATGTTGCCGTCCGCGTCCATCACCATGCTCTGCCCGTCCTTGCCCGTGACGGTCAGCGCGTCGTCATCGTCGAGCACGACTTGGTGCCCGGCCGCGGTCCAGGCGACGGCGTCGCCAGCTTCGGTCTCTGGCCGCCCGCCCAAGCTCGAGACGCCGATGGCGACGCGCTCCTGGGTCTCCGATCCTGGCGCGAGCACGAGCGCCGTGGCGGCGCCGGGCGGCCTTGACGCAAAGCCGTACTGCTCGAGCACCTGCAGGTCATCGTCGTCATCGGTCGAGGCGGAGGGGGCCTGCCCAGCCGGCGCGCTCATCCCGGTGATCGAGGTCCACTCGATCATGCCGTAGACCGCCTGCCACAAGTCACGGGTGGCCTGCTCGATCGCTCGTCGGATCGGACGGTCTCCTTGAGTTCGGTCAGGCATCAGGGTCCTCCGGGGTGAAGTAGAGCTCGAGCTCCTCCTCGTCGAAGTCTACCGTGTCCGATGCGAGGTCGATCTGCGAGACCAACTGGGAGTTCTGAGCGAGCCACTCCTTGTTGGTCCGGTACCCGCGCCGGCTGCCCTTGGTGATCTTGTTGGTCTTGAGGATCGCGTAGGCGTCCGGGGGCAAGAACTCCAGCCGGGCAACTGCTCCATCCCCCGTGCTCGAGCCAAGCTCGACGGACGCCAGCACGAGGTCCTCGTCGTATTGCTCGTCGGTGTCGACGACGCGGTACAGCGTGTTGGGCCACCAGAGCGCGCGGCTGTAGTTCGGGGACCAGCCGTCGATGTTGATGGTGACGCGCTGACCCTCGGCCGCCCGCCGCCTCATCTCCCACTCGGCCTGGCGGTCGAGCGCGGCTTGACCTCGGCCGCCCGCCTGGGCCTGGATGATGATCGGCGAGTAGAGCACCCGCTCATCGGTCGCCCTGCCATCCAGGCCTTTGAGCCCCCCGTCTTCCGGGTCGCGCTGGCCTCGTCCCTTGCGGTTGACGAAGTACTCGCTGTGCACGTCGCGGACGTCGTCTTCGAACTCGATCGACAAGACCCTCGCGGCCGGGGCCACCACGGGGATCGGCGACTTCCTGACTGCGACCCGCGTGATCCTCACCGAGCTCTTGGCCGCGCGCCCCTCCGTGACGCTCGCGGCTCCGCTCACGAGGATGCAGCCCTGGCGCTTTGCCACGTCTTTGAGAAACGCCCAGGCAGTCTGGCCGGGGCCCACGCGCACTCGGTCCATGACTTCGTCCGCGACCTCGATCCCGGACTCACTGACGTCAACGACGAGGCCGTAGGGCTCGACGATCTGCTCGACGATCTGCCGAAGCGACCGGTTGCGGATCGTGCGTCGCTCGACGAGTGCGCTGGACTTGACGAGGCGCTGCGAGGCCGAGAACCCGGTGATCGTCAGGTCGCGTGTGCCCGGCTGCTTCATGAGCCGGACGTTCTGAATTTCTCCGACGAGCCTCGTCACCCCCTCGACCGAAACCTCGACACGATCTCCGGCGTCGACGCGGACGCGATCGTTGATCGTCGCGGTGAAGCTGTCGGCCAGCTCGCGCATGCTGAAGCGCAGGCTGATGGTCCCGACCTCCTCGACGGTGTAGTCGCCGATCCGAATCTGGTAGCGAGGGACCCTCGCCATCAGACACTCCCCGCCTCCATGCTGGGCCCTTCCCACCACTGTTTGCCAGCGGTGTTCTCGGCGATCTTCTCGTTTGCCTCGGCGTTGCGCCGCATCATGTCGAGCATGCTGCCCTCATCGAAGAGGCCGCCGCCCTCGCGCTCAAAGGTCTGCTCCTCGCTCAGCCCGATCTGCGCAGCGTACTGCTCGTCAAACCGCTCGAGGTCGCGCTCGGCCTGCTGGCGCTGGCGCTGGAGATCGTCCTGCACTCCGGTCACCTGGTTGAGCAGCCCGGCGTAGCCGCCGATGCTCTTCTGCAAGAGGTTGGCGTCGTCGTCGACTCCACCAACACGAGCCTCGGACTCGGCCTTGCGCGAGGCGTTGACCACGGCGATCAGGCGGTTCCGACGCTCGAGCAACAGCTGCTCGTCGGACTTCTCCTTGCCCTGCTCGTCCTTGAAGCTGATGTTTTGCTGCTCCTGCTCGACCCGCTTGATCGCGTTCTCGTACTCCTCCAGCGGCTTTTGAGCCGCATCGAGGACCGCGTTGAAGGCCAAGATGGCGAGCTGCGCACCGACGAAGACAGCGGGAAGGGCCCCCATCGTCTTCTGCATCCCCCCGGCGAGCTTGCTCGTCTTGCTCGAGCTCGCGCCGACCTTGTCGACCGCTCCGCTGAGCCCGCCCATCTTGGTCATCGAGACCCCAGCGAGGGCGTTCCACATCGACAGCGCCGACGAGACCCCGGCCGCGGCGCGGGCGAAGACCGCCGCCCCGATCGCCAGCTTGGCGAGCTGCCCGACGACCTTGGGGTTGTCGCGAACGAAGTCAGTCAGCCCCGCGAGGAACGGACCTAGCTCCTCGGCAATGCTCTGCAGGGCTGGGACGAGAGCCTCCCCCGCTTGGATCTTGAGGAGCTCCCACTGGGCCTCGAGCTGCTTGGCCTTCTGCGCCGAGGTCTCGCTCATCTTGGCGAAGGCCTGGTCCGATGCCCCCTGCTTCTTCTCCATGTCGGCAAGGACGCTGCGGTAGTCCTCCATGCCGTTGATCAGGCCGCCAACCGCTGCGCGCGCCTCCGTGCTGTCGAACAGCTTGGCGAGCGTGTTCTCGTCGAACTTCTCGGCGGCGCGGAGCTTGAGGATGAACTCCTCGAGGCCGCCGGCGGCTTCGATCCCAGCCGTCGAGAAGTCGATCCCGAGGCGCTTGGCCTCCTCGCGCGCCCCCTTGGTCGGCTTCGAGATGTTGGCGAGGGCCTGGCGCAGAGCCGTCGCTCCCTCCTTCGCCGAGGGGAAGCGCGTCGAAAGCACGGCGATCGCAGCGTTGGTCTCGTCCAGGGACAGGCCTGAGTCGCTGGCCGCCTGGGCGACGGCCGGCAGCGCCCTCGCCATCTCCGCGACGGTCGTCTGCCCGCGCTTCACCGCCGTGAAGAGGCTGTCGGCAGCGGTCGCCGCGGTCTCGCCTTGGTTCTTGAAGTTGGCGACGGACTTGGAGATCGCCAGCACCGCCTCTTCCTGGGAGGCCACGCCGCCGATCGCCAGCTTGTTGGCGAAGGTGAGCTGCTCCTGGGCCTCGGCGGCCGAGGTCGCTCCCGCGCTGACGATCGAGTAGAAGGCCGCGGTCTGATCGGTCGGCAAGCCGCCAAACTGCTCGGCGGCGTCGGAGGTGATCTGCCGGATCTTGTCGACCGGGATCTCGTCGGTGAGCGTCGAGATCTCGACGATGCCCTTCTCGTAGTCCTTGAAGGCGTCGAACGACCCGCGGACCCCCTCCTCGATCCTCGCACCGGCCTGCTCGAACTCCCCGCTGACCACCGCGAGGTTCTCGGCAAACTCGAGCCGCGACCCTCCGCGCTTGAGGGTCGGGTCTCGACCGAGCTTCTCCTTGGCCGCCGCCTTGGCCGCCCGCCGGCGGCGGCGGTTGATCTCCTTCTGGGTCTCGATCTCGACCAGCTGGGCGTCGGACAGGTTCTCGATGTTGCGCGCCGCCTTGCGCGCGAGCTTCTCCTGCCGATCCATGGCCCGCGCCTGGGCCTTGGCCTCCTTGACCGCGGTCGTCAGGGCCCGATCGAAGTCGCGCTCGAGCCGAGCTCGGCGGCCATCCCCCCGGGGCTCCCGCCTGCGCCGCCGTGGGCGATCCTCCCGGGCCGGAGCCCGGCGCCCGCCTCCTCGTCCCCCGCGTCCCCGGCCGCCGCCAGCGGGCAACGTCGGCAGCGAGGGGAGGTCCCCCATCTGCCGGCTCGCGGCCACGGCGCGGTTGAGGCTCTCGGTGTACTGATCCGCGAGCTTGGTCAGGTCCCGCAGGTACTTCCGGGTCCCGCGGTCCTTCGCCTTCGCCTCGAGGATGACGTTGAGCTTGGCCATCTATCGTCCCCGTCGTCGTCGCTTTCGTCGTCGGCCGCCGCCGCTCAGGACCCGAGCGAGCTGGATGGCCACGGCGGTGGCGTTGCGCTCGCGCTGCTCTTCCGCTCGCGCGGCTTCTACTTCGAGTCGGGTGAGGGTGAGTTCGGCGACGTCGCACGGCCGCCAGCCGTAGACAGCATAGAGCGTTGCGCAGCGAAGAGAGATAGAGCCCTTTCGTTCTGTTTTTTTTTGAGCTCCTGAAACTGCGCCCACAGCCGGACGACGTCTTCGATGCGGGCCTGCTTGAGCTTGTCCTCGGGGACCTTCGTGGCCTCCGCCAACGCTGCGATGCGGCCGTCCCACTCCGTCAGCTCGTCGCCGACGTCCTCGTAGATCCGCGTGTGGATGACTCGGATCGGCCCGAGCTTGAGCGTCCCGAGCCCGGGGCTCCGGCACTTCACGAGGAAGTAGTCGTCGTGCTGCGAGGAGAACAACTCGAGCGCCGCTGCCTGCCATCCGATGACCTCGACCTGCATCGGCAGCATGGGCGTCCCTCCCTCGTCGATGAAGCGCTGGCGCATCAGCGACCAGGCGTCGTCCGTGGTCACGTCGTTGAGGAGGTAGAAGGCGGCGTCGACATCGGCCGGCGCGAGCCGGCGCTCGAGCATCTTGAACTCGACGCCGTGGATCTTGGCTCGCATCGCGTGGTTGAAGGCCGCCGTGCCGGCGTCGAACTCCGGCACGCACATGTCCCCCGCCACGATCGGCCTGATGCGCAGCGACGTGGGCAGCGTCTCGGGCACGAGCTCGTTGGTCGCGGGCGCCCTGCCATCGGCGTCGACGAACTCGTCGGCGATCCGCCGCGGCTCGACCGCCACGCTCAGCTTGTAGTCGAAGGGCTCGGCGGTCTCCGGCGGTGCCAGGAAGTCCGCCTCGGCGTTGCAGACCGCGAACCAAGGCGCGGCCTTGTCGGGGAGGTCCGCCCACTTGGGCAGCTTCGCTATCGTGTCGACGAAGAGGCCGCTGGCTGCCTCCTCGCTGTTCTGGATCGCCGACCGGTAGGCCGAGTAGACCCTGGCCGCCTTTACTTGGTCTCCAGCCACGGGTCCCCCTCGTAGTTGAGCGTGATGCGGCCCTCGGGCGCCGCGCCCTCGAGGGGGGACGAGAGGTCGCAGCCCGTCAAGAGCCACTCGTTGCCGCGGTCCCAGACCACGCGGAGCTTCGCGTCCTCGACGTCGCACGTCGCCCGGAGCTTGAAGTCCTTCGTGTAGGCGATGTCGAAGCTGCAGCTGCCCGGCATGTTCTGGTTGGTCGACCCCAGGCGCCGCCCGGCGCCCATGACGGAGGTCCGCTCCTTGCCGCCGAAGTTCGAATTGAAGGTCCCGTCGACGATGGGCAGCGGCACCTCGTTGAGGAAGATGGCTTTGACTTCGCTGTTGATCTGCGCCATGGCTCCGCGCTCCTAACTCAGTTGGTGAACTCGATCGTGCCGGTGAGCTCGTAGAGGATCCCGTTGATGCGGGGGACCTGGGTGATGCCGCCGCTCGTCGAGGAGACGAAGGCGACGAGCAGGTCCTCCTCGTAGCCGTCGGGATCGTTGACCCAGCCGCGCGGCAAGAACTCCTTGCGGTACTGGGTGATCAAGATCTGCCTCACCCCCTCGGGGTCGATAATCTTGACGTCGAAGTCGTACTCGGTCGTGCTCGCGTCGGGGGTCCAGATGAACCCGAGCACCGGGTCCAGCACTCGCTTGTTCTCCTGGCGGATCTCCGAGGCGGTCAGCTTGGTCTCGACGTCGAAGTAGGCGTCGGACGGCTGGCCCTGGTTGTTCGTCTTCTGGAGGGTGACGAAGCGATCGACGCGGGGCGTGTCCTGCACGTAGTGGAAGACGCTGATGCCCGCCTCGAGCAGCGTGTTGCGATCGTCGGCGTCGAGGTAGAGCGTCGCGTCCGGGGCCTTGATCGGCGTCAGCGGAACGTCCCGGATCGACATCTTCGGGTTGTCCTCGTTGAACCTGGCCGCGCAGATCACCCCGACCTGCGCCCACGGGTTCGTCGGGACGTTGGGGTCGCCGAAGATGCTGATCTGGTTCGTGTCGAGGCCGAGGCCGAGGGTCGCCAGGTTGCCGACGGTGTCGCGCTTCGCCGCGATGCCGTGGCCGTCGATCGCGTTCTTGCCCTTGAAGCGGTCGTCGAGCACGGCCTTCACGTCGGTGAGGTTGGTGCTGTTGGTGTCGGGCAGCCCGAAGTAGTTGTAGCGCTGGGCCCCGAGGTTGGCGATCGCGGCCCCGACATCCGGGGCCCCCGTTCCTCCGCTCATCGCCACCGGCGTGACCGTGATGCCGGCGGGAAGAGACTTCACCTTGAAGAGGATCTCGTTGCCGTGCTCACCGTGGCTCTTCGCGGTGAAGGTCAGGACGGCCGCCGCCGCGCTCGCGCTCACGTGGAGGCCGTCGTACTCGTCGCCGGCGAGCACGGCCTCGATCGCCGCGGCGACATCGGTGGGCGTGTCGCCGATCGCCACGGGGACCAGCACGGTCTGATCCTCGACCTGCAGCTCGAGCTGCGTCGCCACGGTCGACGCGCCCGCGAAGGTCAGCGTCCCGGTCGCCGCGGCGGCCACGGGCGCGTCCATGGCCACGATGGTCAGGTTGAGGCGGGGCTCGAAGTTCCGCGCGTACCGAACCATCTGCACGAGCTGGCTCCCCTCGCCCGCGAAGGCGATGGCCTCGGCCGTGGAGAAGATCTGCTGGGGCGTGTTCACCGCGCCCGCGCCCGACGGCAGCTTCATGCCGATGAGCAGGATCTTGATGTTGTCGGTGCTCGGCGAGCTGACGCGCTCGTCAGAGATCTCGAAGGTCGTGTTGGGAACAGCCGCCATCGATCAGCCCTCCTGGCCCTTCGGGGCCGGCGTGGGTTTCGGCGCGCTCGCGCCGGTCTTCTGCGCCTCGGCGATCTTCTTCTGGGCCGCCTTGGCCTTCTCGGCGCGCTCGCGAGCGGCCTTGATCTTGGCTTCGTTGGGCCCGGACCGCGGGACCAGCTTGAGCCGGTGCGTCTCGGGCTTCGCGTCCTTCGGCGGATCGACCTTCTCGGCGCTCCCCTCGGCGACGCGCTTCCGCCAGAAGATCCCCTCCTCGCCCTCGAGTGTGACGAAGGCCCCGTCGGTGGGCAGCTCGTGGGCGGTGCCTCCGCGCCCGCCGCGGATGTAGCGAAGGCGCGTTGGCTCGCGCCCGCGGCCTACGTCGGTGGTGGTCGGCTTGATGAACATCGTCTTCATGGCAGCTCCGAGTGGGTCTCGAATTCGTCGTCGTTGGGCTCGCCTGCAATGGTCGCAGTGCCGTCGAGCCTCTGCAAGGGCTCGCGCGGCGTCGACGGCGGCCGGCGAGCGGTGGTGAGATCTACGGCCTGGCGCCATTGGACGGCCCAGACCGAGAGGCCGTTCTTCTCGTCCTTGTCCTCGTAGAGAGCCTTGAACTCGACGCTCTCGGCGACCGGCGTCATTGAGAACGCGGAGCCTGGGACATCCATCCAGGGCGGGTCCGTGACGAAGCGGATGGCCTCTCCCGTCAGCAGCAGCCCCAGCTTGGTTCGGTCCTGGATGCGCCCTCGACTGACGATGAACCAGATGAAGGTCGAGGTGAACAACGTCTTCTTGCCGCCGCCGAGCCGGGCGTTGCGGCCGCTGATCACCGTGATGATCGACTTGGGCGCCATCCTGGCCTGCTCCCGCAGGTACTGCCAGGTGACCTTTCCTGCGTGACCGACGGTCTTCGCCTTGCGAAAGTTGACCGTCCACTCGTCGACGCACTCGACGACTTGGTCGCGAGCGATCAACAGCGCCGAGTCAGCGTCCAGAGGCAGTGGTTCGATACCGAGCGACATCGCAGATCAGGCCCGGAACCCGGACCACCTCCTGTCGAAGTCCGAGGAGTAGATGTCGTCGATCGCGTGGCTGAGCTCGCGGCTGATGCCGATGTACGGCCTAGCCTCGATCGTCCCGTCGCGCGACCCCTCTTGGTGGACCAGGGCGTAGTCGAGTTCGCTCCCGACTTCGTAGATCGTACCCACGCCGCGGCGCTCGAAGGTCAGGCTCTCGGCCAAGTCCCCGGAGTCGTAGAGCAGCTTGTCGTCGGGGCCGCGGGTGTTCGCGTAGGCCTCGGACCACTCCTTCCATGGCGTCCCGTCCGGCGCCGTCGTGTCGTCCTCGAGGCGAAGCCGACCGTCCTCCACCACCGCCTCCGAGAGGAGGCGCAGCGGATACTCGGGCCACCAGATCCCCCAGTAGTCGTCGAGCTGCTCGACTTGCTCGACCCCGCGAACTCGGATTTCGATCGTCAACAGCCGCACTTCCTTCGTCGGCGACGCCGAGCTCGGGACGAAGGGCCGCCCCCACCAACTCCTCGAACGACGATCGCCGCCGGCGCTCGATGCCGAGGTCGCGGTGCGACGATCCCCAGGTCGAACTTCCCCGCAGCCAGGTCCTTCATGTAGGCCCGCGTCTCCTCGTGGAGCTTGTCGATGTAGTCGGTGCGGACGCCGTCGGTGGTGAGGGTGTGGTAGGCGGCGAGCTGCGCGGTGCCCAGGCGCAGGTGCGCAGGCACGGGGTCGGGCCGGGCCTTGTAGGCCTGGAGCACGTAGCCGTCCATCCGCGAGTCCGCGTTCTCGAGCTGAACTCCAATCCTCGTCAGGATCGTGTCCGGCACCGCAAACTGGTTCCCGTCGACGGTGACGTTGGTCGTCGGGTAGGTGCCGTCCCAGAGCTGGAGATCGAAGTGCGTCTGCACGCCATCGAGGGTTCCCCCGAGAACGCGCAGCACATCTTCGACCTCCGCATACAGGGCCACGTCAGACCCCGCCGGCGATCGCCTTGGTCAAGGCCTCGACCGCCCCCGTGCGAGGACCACCTTCGCGGCCGAGCTCCTGCGTGAGCGCGCGCGACAAGTCGACGCCGGACACGCCCTCCGCAGCGATGGCGGCGTCGAGCTGCTTGAGCGTCATCGACGACGGGTCGATGAGCAGCTTGGCAGGAGCCGTCGCCTGCTCGAGCTCTTCCGTGAGCTCGGCCGCTTCGGCGCGCGCGGTCTGGGCCTCTTCGCGGAGCTCGGCGGCCTCGGCCTCGAGGTCGGCGGCGGCCTGAGCCTTGGCGCGAAGGTCTTCGAGCTCGCGCTCACGCTCGCCCAGGGCAACTCGCGTCTCCTCGAGCTCGCGCTTGGCTTCGGCCAGGACAAGCTCGGCTTGAGCCTCGGCCTGACTTGCTTCCGCGGTCGAACCTGCCGGGAGCTCACCGCCACCGCGCAGCGCCAACACCTGAGCCTGAAGGCCGATGACCATCGTCCGAAGGTCCTCGACCGCCGTGCGCTCCGCCTCGCGACGAAGGGTCTTGCGGCTCTTCGTCACGCCGACCCGCTCGACCGCGGTGTGGAACTCCTCGTCGGGCATCGGCTCTCGGCCGAGGCTCAAGAGTGGGGGCTTCGCGTTCCAGTAGGCCGCGCCGGTACCTCCGCGCGCGCGGCCCTCGCTGTCGATGCCCCCGGTGATGGCGTCGAGCATCTTGCGCGAGATCTTGTTGAAGCCGCGGTGTAGCTCGACTTCCTTGCCCGGGGGATAGGGGAACGCGTGGCGGCCGTGGCCGTTCCACCGAACCCAGACGACTTCATTTGCGGATGTGGTCATGGTCCTGGTCCTGGTCCTAGCGATGGATGTTGGTCAGACGAACTTCTGCCAGTTGGCGGGCGAGCCTTCGACGACGAGGATCGTGTCCTCGTCGATGACCTGCACGCCGGCGATGCGCGAGCGGACGTGGATCTCGATGGTCTCGGCGTCCTTCTGGTGCGGCTGGAGCATGCGCATGTAGTAGGGCATGTGCACGACGACGAGGTCCGGGTCGTTGGTGTAGTAGAGCGCGGCGGGGCCATCGAGCGAGTCCGCGGAGCGCATGCCGGGGTCCGAGAGGATGTTGTGGTCCGGCGTGTTGGCCTCGATGTAGGTCATCAAGGTCGTGTCGCTCGCGAGCGAGAACTGCTCGGTCATGATGTGGTGGTGCTGGATCTGCGGAAGCAGGCACAGCCCCGGCATGTCCTCCTCGGTCTCCGAGGTGAAGATCTGCCGCTGCGCCGCCCGGTAGTCGTCCCAGATCACATCGGCCGCGGCCGAGCCCCAGTCGACGGTCGCCGAGCGACGGCGGACGTTGAGGCTGTTGACGATCCCGCGGACCTTGTACTTCTTGTTGCCGCGCCGGATGATGTTGTTGATGTTCTGCGCGTGCATCTGCCGGAGCAGACGCCCCTTGCGCTCCATCGCATCGAAGCCCCGCTTGTTGGCCTCCTCGATCTCCTGCATGGTGACCTCGATGAAGTCCTTCACGGGGACGAACTTCTGGGTCTTGAGGTCCTCGGCCACGCCCACCGCTCGCTCCGGCGGTGAGCTCGGCGAGGTGATGCCGTCGTCGACGGGCTCGTAGCGCGCGCCTGCGGTCGCGTACTCGATGAAGCGGTCGCCGGGGTGAACCTCGCGGTCCGTGAGCGTGATCAGCTCGCCGGAGGCCCACAGCGCCTTGCGGGGCTTCTTGAGGTAGAAGCCCCGGATCATGTGCGTGAGAGCGCACTTGGAGACCTGCGCGATCTGGGCGTCGTTCTTGTGGAAGCCATCGGCGTGCTTCCACTTGCTGGCCGCCATGATGCCGAACTGCTCGGCGATGCCGTCCCAGTCCTGCTTGACGTTCCCGGGGAGCCGGAAGTCGAGGTGCAGCTTCCTGCTGTCGGCGATGCGCTGGTAGTGGTCGTGGATCTGCTTGTGAAGGGTAGACATTGAACTTCGGCTCCGTCAGGGGGTGTCGTCGTGGGCTCGAGGATCAGCGGTGCGGCACGAGCACATCCGCGGTGAGGCGACCCTGCCGGTCGCGGTAGCTGGGGGTCGCCCACCGCCACCCGGTGAGCTGGAAGCCGTCGCCCCCGAGATCGACGGCCGAGAGGGCCCCGACCTGCTCGGTGCCGGGCGCGTTCTTGCGGGCGTAGACGGGGAGGTTGACGTTGGTGAACTCGGCCTCGACCCAGACCGGGATCAGGCCGCCGGTCAGGATGTCGGGCGCGGAGCCCTCCTCGTAGACGTCGAAGGCCTTGGGGTCGCCGTCGTTGAGCTTGACGTCCGATCCTTCGTCGTGGGCGACCACGCCCAGCACGGACTGGACCGTGTCGGAGTTGTTGAGCTCGCGGACCGAGTTGAAGTCGTCGTCGACGGGGGCGCAGACGATCCCGAGCTGCAGGTCCCCGCTGGGGCTCGTCACGTCGGCGGGGGTCAGCGAGGCGGCGCCCGGGGCCGCCGCCCCCGAGATCTCGAAGCCGAAGCCCGGGATGCGCTCCTCGATGGTGACGACCGCGCCGGAGGCGGTGGCGATCGCCTTCTTGAGCGCCTCGGTGTTCTGGAGGAACTTCTGCACGAGGCCCGCCGCGACCGCGTTGTTGTCGTCGGGGGGGACCGTGGCCGAGTACTTGATCTCGACGGTGTCGATGAAGAACACGAAGTCGCCCGTCTCCGCGTCGGCGACGGTCAAGGTCCACTTCGTGGTCTTGGCGGGGTAGGTGCGCGGCCGGACGATCGACCGACCACGGTCGAGGATCTGGCCACGGGTGCGGGGCTGCTGCTGAGGCTGTACCATCGGTTGGCTCCGGGGAAGGCTGGGATCAGGAAGCTGGGGTCAGAGGGGGTCAGGAAGCCCCGACGCCGTAGGCGTCCCGGGCGATCATGGTCGACAGCGTCGCGCCGTCGGTGTTGAGGTGCTGGAGGTGGGGGGGGAGCTGGGGCGCGCTCGAGCTCTCGTCGTGCGAGGCCTTGCGCTGCTTGGCCGCCCCGACCTGCGTGCGGTAGAGGCTGCCGATGAAGCTGTCGAAGAGCGCCGGGTTGTCCTTGTGCGCCTTCTTGGCCTCGTCGATCTCGGCCTTGCAGCCGGGGTCCATGTCGATCAGGACCTTGGCCTTCATGTCGGCCACCGTCAGGGTCTTGGTCCCGCGCATGGCGAAGTCCGCCACCGCGTCGACCTTGTTGCTGGTCCCGGCGGGCATCCCCCCGTCGGCCGCCCAGCGCTTCACCAGGTCCGGGCAGACGCCGGCGATGTCGAGGATCAGGGCCTTCTTGTCGGAGGCGACCCGCGCGCGCTCGAGGCGGTCCACGGTGCGGCGCAGGCCGACGATCTCGCCCGCCTGGTCGCTCACCTGCGCGGCGAGCTTCGCCTTCTCGGGGTCGGAGGCGGCATCCGCCTGGGCCTTGGCGGCGGCCTCGGCCTTGTCGCGCGCGGCCTGGGCCTCGTCGCCGGCCGCTTTGGCCTTGGCCTCGGCCTCGTCCTTGGCCGTCTTGAGGGCGGCCTCGGCCTCGTCGCGCGCCTTGACGTGCTTGTCCCAGGCCGCCTTCTGATCGGCCGTCATCGGCACCACGAGCTTGTCGGCGAGTTCGACCTCGGACATCTCGGCGCCCATGCCCTCGACCTCTCCCGCCTGCATCTCCAGCGCGGCGGCGAGCTTGGCCATCAGCTCCGGCGCCGGGTCTTCGCCCATGAGGGTGTACTTGACGACCTCGGCCAACATCGCAGCGAGCTCGGGCGCCAAGGCGTCCTTTTCACCGGCGATCGACTTCGCGTCGTAGATCATCGTGCTGAGGTGGGCGAGGCTCTTGGTGGAAAGCTTCATATCGGTGGTCTCCGTCGTGGGCTTCGGTGCGCTGTCGCGCGGGGTCTTGGTCGGGTTGGCGAGGAGGACCTGCCAGGCCCCGCCGTCGATCTTGATGCAGGCGAGAGGGCCAGCTCGGCCCTCCTCGACCACCGCGAGGTGGTTGATGCGGATGTCGGTCTGGAGGAACTCGTACTCGGACCCGTCGAAGTCCCTGCTTCCAGCTGGTGCTTCAACGATGATGACCGTGTATCCGGCGCTCAGCTCGAGCTTGCCGTCACGGATCTTGATCAGCGTGGCGAGGTCACCGACGAGGATCGTCAGCTCGACGTAGCGATGGCCGTCCTCGGCAGGCATCGTCAGCTGGGCGTCTTCGCCGCAGCTCCCCTTGGCGTACTTGGTGTAGTTGTCGGGGATGACGAGCTCGGGGGGGTGGTCGTCGGTGACCGGCTTGAGGCCCCAGCTCTTGAGGCTCTCCGCGTCGCCGACCTCCTTGACCGAGCGGTACTCGCCCCACGTGCGCAAGCCGTCGCTGTAGTACTGGACCCCCGTTCGCGCGGCCCAGACCTTGAGCTTGAGGAAGCCGTCGTGGGTCAGGTAGTCGTCAAAGCCATCAGCTCGCAGCGCGTCTGCGGCGGCTTTCCAGGCCGCGCCGCCCGCTCGAGCGGGGGACGTCCGCGAGCGCCAGTCGCCCGTGGACCGGGATGCGGCGGCCTCACCCGCTGCTGCTGCCCGCGCGACCGCCTGCTGCTGCTTGTCGTCGAGGTGCAGCGGCATCCTCGACCAGCGGTAAACGCTGTCGCGCTTCGGTCGTGGCGTGCGGTCGGGCTCGGTCATGGGTCACCCGAGGCGAGTCTGCGGCGCACCCGGCTTGGGGGCGGGGGTTTTGTGGAGCCGCTTGGCGCGCTGCTCCTGCTCGCGCTGCTTCGCGGCCTGGTCGTCAGCCTTGGGAGCCTTGCTACCTTCGCGATCCGCCATCGCCGCAAGTCGTACCACGGCGAAAAGTTGCCACGCAAACTGCGGGCTGGACGCTGCCCGAATTATCGGCGCGCGGCGAAGGGCAACTGCAGCAACTCCGCGGTGATCGGAGCGCCCATCCCAGCGAAGAGAGCACCGCGCTCGACAGCGTTTTTGAGCTCCCGGACGTTGCCTGGCCACAAATAGCCGAGCATCGCCGCGACTGCGTCTGGTGCGAACGGTGACTCGAGCGGCCGCCATCCAGACTCCGATGCGTAGGACGCGTAGAACCTGCGAGCCAGCTCGAGAACGTCGCCCTCGCGGTCCCGCAGCGGAGGGATCTCGACGTGGACCTTGTTGATGCGGTTGAGCAGGTCGCGACGAAAGTCGGGCTCGCGAAGGTCGCGCCAAGTCGCGGAGACCAGCCGAACATCATCGAGGCCCCCGCCAAGAACCCGCAGCAATGACGCCTGATTCTCGGCATCGAGCTCGCCGATCTCGTCGAGAAAGAGAGTCCCTCCGGCGGCCTCCGCCGCCCTCGCCTCGACCTCCTCGCGCGCATCGCCTCGGATCGCCGCGCAGTTGATCGCTACGAAGCTGCCCTTCCGACCCGACGTCGAGTGCAAGCCCGCGGCGACGCCCTCCTTGCCGGTCCCGGTCTCGCCCGTGACCAGCACGGGGAAATTCGATGGAGCGACGCGCTCGAGCACAGCGAAGACCTCGCGCATCGATGTCGACGCGCCATAGATCTCGCCGAACGATGAGGCCTCGCTCAGCCCCAGGCCGGGCGCTGGAACCCCGGCGGGGGCCGTCGACTCGATCGCCATCGCCAGCCAGGTAGCGAAGGACCTGGCGTTCGACAAGATCCCTGGCTCATCCTCTGGGATCGTCAGCTCATGAAGCGCTGCGGCCTCCGCCACGAACCCGTGGGTCTCGAGCAGCGACATCAGCGGGTGCGCGATCATGTTGTGCGTCGTCCAAGCCTCTGCGTCGTCGAGAAGCGCGACGAGCTCGTCGAGGCGGTCGGCCGCCTGGCCCTCGAGCTCCTCTTCGAGTTCCTCGGCTTCCTCCACCGACTGGTTGAGCGCCTCCCACACCGACGGCCAGTGGAAGCGCCAGCGGGACCCCACCTTGCGGCCCTCGATCTTTCCTTGCTCCCGCAGCTTGAGGACGGTCGTCGGGCTGACCCCGAGCCGGCGCGCGATCTCGGCAGCCGGCATGAGCTCGCCCTCGGGGACCGGAGGCTTCGCGCCCTCGGCCTCGGCCACCGCCTCGGCCACCTTCCGTTCCTCCGCCACGCGCTCCCGGTAGGCGGTCATGTCCGTGTAGTTGTCAGCCAGGCGCGGATCGCTGTGGATCACCTCGGCCGGCACCCCGCTCTTCGCGTCGTTGACCCGGGCCTTGGACTCCGACTCCCGCTGCTTCGCCTTCTCCGCGTCCGACTGCTCGGCGATCGTGTTCATCTCGACCGTGTAGGCGGACGGGATCTCGACGGGTTCGTTGTCGATGATCCCCGCCCGCTGGTGCAGCCCGAGATCGAGGTCCGTCGTCTTCTCGATCACCGGCGTCAGCATGTCCACCGCCATGCCACCGACCGCGTCGTAGAACGCCTTGATCGGCCCGCTGTTGTCGCCGAGGTTGCCGACCGCCTGCATGAGAATCAGCTCTTGCGGTGCGCCCGTTCCAGCCAAGAAGAAGAACTTCTTGCCCTCCTCGAGGTCCGCAAGCCCAGCCACAGTCCGCCCCGTCTCGAGCAGCTTGTCCCCCTTCTCCAAAGTCAGCAGGCTGTCGTTCTCGAGGTTCTCCGCGACCTGCTCAAGATACGCGCGAAGCTCGTCAGCCTCTGCGCTGTCGGGACTTGCAGCCGCTTTTCGAAGACCCTCGAGTTCCAGCGAGAGAAGGGACATGCTCCTGATGATCGTGGAGATGTCCTTCTGCGAGCCCTTCCAGTCGCAGAAGGACTCGAAGACCCCCTCGAGCATGCTCGGCGGCCACCCCGTGATCGTGTTGATGAAGCCAGGGTCTCCGAAATAGCCGAAGCCCGGCGGGACCTCTCCCGCAACAACAATCCCAAGTCGAGACCGATGGATTCGCTGCCGGTTGATGCTCGCTCGATTCTCAAACCACGTCGCGGTCGCGTAGTTCTTCCCCGTCTCGGGATAAAGCCCGTAGGCCGACATCGGCACCAGCTTGTTGATTTTCCTGACCCTGTCGGGGTCGAGCGGGGTAGCTGGGTCGTTGAAGACATCGTCGACGTCGTAGTAGATCCCGGCGCCACCGAAGACGAAGGTCCAGATAGAGGCGAGCCTCATCGCCCGCTTCAGCTTCAAGGTCTCGAGGTCGCTTTGAACCCGGGCCCAGTTGTAGGGGACGTCCGAGTTCAGGTAGGTCCACCCAGACTTCGTCATCAGCGTGGCCATGCGATTCACCCACTGCTTGATGACCCCGTTCTGCCAATAGAAGGCCCAGGCCACACGAGGGTGCATCCACCCGCCCGTGATCCCCCGGTCGCCATCACGCAGGATCTCGCCGAGCTCGGTGAAGGCCTCAGAGAGATCGTCGCTTCGTTGTTGGAGTTCAGTCATCGTCGTCGCTTGCTCCTTCGTCGGCGTGGCCTCCTGGGCCGAGCTGCTGCTGGTGGTGATGGGCCCTCGGAGTCGACCGCTTGCTCGAGCAGCGCGAGGGCATACGCAGCATCAGCGTGCCTTTTTTGCTTCCGCTCGTCACGCGTCGTCCGCTGAGGCGCCATGAACTTCCCGTTGGGGCCCCGGTAGACGCTCACGAGATCGTCGACCAACGGGGCGAAGTGGTGAGGGAGCTGCAGGGCCAGCTCCTGGAGGCGCTTCTCGATTTTCAAAAATTGTGGCTCGTGCCACTTCTGGTTGATCTTGACGATCTGGACCTTCCCTCGGGTCCGCCTGTGGGCCTGCTCGGCCGAGTTCGACCCGTTGCCGTTGCCGTCGGCGCAGGCCGCCGACAGCGAGTGGAGCCGGTCCCAGATGTAGTCGGCGATCATGTCCTGCTCCGGCCAGCCGACGTTCTCCAGCTCAATCCAAAACCGCAGACGCCGACGGAGGTCCCGGCGACGAACCGCAAAAGGCCATGAGCTCAGGTTCAGCGTCCGACCGTAGTCGAGCCCCCCAAAGACCGGGAGGCCATCGGCATTGACCCCCTCGAGTACCGGTGAGAGGTGGGTGTCGAGCCAGCGCTTGAGCTCCACCGCTCGAGCATCTGGGTCCGCGGCGTCCTCGTCCTCGTCTTCCCACGAGAGCGAGGACTCCTCGACGAGGTCGTTGTTGACCCACATCCGTGGTCGTTCTCCACCCTTGATCTCAATGATCGTGCACTCCTGCGGACCGATCGTCGCGCACTTCGATACGAGAGCTCGAGGAAGAAACGAAGACCCTCCCCTCTCTGGGATGCACTCGCACTCTTGCTTGAAGCGGTGCTTCCCGTAGTAGTCGCGGAGCCACTCGAGCCACCCGGCCTCGGCTTCTTCGCTCCACTCCTTCCCCGCCTTCGCGCAGATCCTCTTGTACAGCCCGTCGGCGAGCGCGTCGTAGATCGTGACCTCGTGGAGGGACGCACGCTGCTCGCCGGTCTTGATCGCCTCGACGAGCCGGTAGAAGCCGTTCTCGGTGCCCAGGTAGGTCGAGATGAACGCCAGCCTGCCGTCCCAGACCAGCAGGCCGCCGGCGGCCGTCATGATCGCCTCGAGGTCCTGCTGCGCCGCCTCGTCGATGATCGCGTACGCGCCGCTCTTCCCGCGGAGACGAGCTGGTCGCGAGGGGAGTGCGTAGATCGAATAGCCGCTCGGGAAGTCGATGCGAAACGCGAGGATGCGGTCACCGTCGTCGTCGTCGAACCAGTCGTCCTCGTCGAACTCCAGCGCCCCCGCGTTGACCTCGTCGATGTCCCGGAGCTCGTGGACCTCGATCATGTCCTCGATCACCGGCGTGATCACTCGGATCCAGTCCGCGCACTTGTCGATGAAGTCACGCGCGTCCTCGCGGCTCGTCGACATGAAGTAGACGTCCATGCCGCACCCTGGGACCCCCGCCCCCGGCCGCGTCGCAGCAACCTCGACCGCCTCGTAGGCCGTCGTCCAGGTGATGCCGATCTGCCTTGACTTGGCGATCAGCTTCATCGGCGAGCGGTCGTAAAACCAGTCCCGCTCGTAGGCGAGGAGCGCTGCCCAGCGGTCTTCAACCCAGCCTTCGTCGTCGTAGAGGTTGTCCTCTGCGTGGGCCGCGGCTTCCATCGGTTCTCGATTATCTACCAATTCCAAGCACCTACGGTCTGCGCGCGACGCGAGCCCCGCCCGGGGGCTACCCTACCGAGCAGGATGATCTTGCTCGCCGAGACCCTGACAACCGAGACCGGCGTCAGCGTGGGCCTGCTCCTGTCCATCGCCGGACTCGTCGGGGGCGGCTTGATCACCGGCATCGTTTCGCGGGTGCTGCACAACGTCAGCATCAAGCACCTGCGAGCGGACGTCGAGGAGCTGACCACATGCCTACAGGACCGCACCAAGCGGTTGCAGGAGCTCGAGACCAAGGAGCGCGTGCGCGAGGCCATCAAGGAGGACCGCGAGGCCCAGGCCAAGTTGATCGCCACAGCGATCATCGAGGCCCAGGCGCGCAGCCCCCATGCGCCGACCGCCGATGCCGCTCGATCGGGCACGCGACCGTACTCGAGGCCGGGACGATGAACACTGCGACCTTCCCCAGCGCACGGCTTGCAGCCGTCGACGAGGACCTGCGTCTCGTCGGTCGGCTGCTTGCCATCTCCGGCCGCGTGAACATCGTCTCCGCGCTCGTCGTTCTCCTGGCCATCGCCCTCACGTGGGTGGCCATCGCTGATCACCCAGCTCACCGAGTCGGCTCGCCATCGGCAGCGCTGGAAGAGCGCAGCCTCGGGCCCAGCTCTTCGAGCCGCGACGCGATCGCCTCCAGCACGTCGCCGCCGCCGAGCTCGCCGATCACCGACTCGATCCTCGCCACCGCCTCTCGGTGACGGTCCCTGTTGAGCGCGGGCTTGAGCTCAGCCAGCAACGCGGCGGGAACTCCCCTCGACGCACCGAACGACTGGAGCCACTTGATGCTCTCGTCGACGACCTCGCGGTCAAGATAGAAGCTCACGACTTCTCGTAGTTTTCGGGTCACCAATTTTCTCCTTCGTCTACGGGCTCCCACTCCTCGGGCTCCCACTCCTGTTTGACAGCCTCTTGCGGCGCTGTCACGCACGCCGGCCGAAGGCCTCGCATCACGTCGCCTCCGGCAGCGGTCAGCTTGTTGGACTCGATCAGGCCTTGCTTCTCGCACCTGACCAGGACCTCGGTGACCCACTCTCGGCGATGGTCAGCGAGGGCACCGAAGGTCTTCACCCGGTCGAGGCCTGTGTGGGACAGGCAGCCCGTCCTCTCGCCGACCAGCAAGTCGGCGACCACCCGCAGGTTGAATCGGCCGTTGACCCGGGCAACGCCGGAGAGAGCCTTCTGGACCACGACCTGGTCGAGCTCCCGCGCAGCCGGCGTCGGCGTCCGCTCCGGCTCCCATGGATCTTCAGGGTTCTCAGCCCAGGCCTCGAACTCCTCAAGAATCGCCGCGGCCACGTCGGCGTTCATCTTCGGCTGTGGGGGCTTGACCAAGTCCTGGGCCCATCCCACCAGCGACCCAAGCGCAAGCCCACGTCGGGCAAACCTCGGCCACTCCGCGGGCGCGGGCGCGGGCGCGGGCGCGGGCGCGGGCGCGGGCGCGGGCGCGGGCGCGGGCGCCAGGTCAGATCGCCACCGAGACATCGCGTCCTCCAGCATCCGATCGATCCGCTGGCCCTGCTCGTGAGTCACTGCATCCAGGGCATCTGCGCCGACGCCCGCGAGCTCGGCGAGCTCGGCGATCGCCATCAGCCTTGGGTCACCCGCGAAGGTCGGCGCTCCACGCAAGTGCTCGAGCCCCGGCACATGTTCTCCGCCGGCGAGGCCTTCAACCACCCTCACCAGCCTGATCCGCTCCGGCGTGGGCTCCACTGGCTTCACGCCTTCTGGGACCTGGCCCTCGCTATCGCTCGATGCGAGCCAGGCTGACCAAGAAAGCCGGGTCAGCCGGGGCGCTGCGAGCTCGAGCAACGCTCGAGCTCGACGATGAACCACGTCTACGCGTGCGCGGTCAGCCATGCGCTGGCGAAGCCAGCGGTGCGACCGGAGCTCAAGTTCCACCGCCCGCCCCCAGATCGAGCCTGCCTTGGGCTGCGACTCGGCCCAAGCACGGCATGACCCGGAGCTCAATGCGAGGCCGACGAGCATCGACGAACTTCCGCGCTCGGACCTCAACCACCCGCGCATCCTCGTCGATCAGATGCGCGAGCTCGAGCAAGTCGATGGTGAGCTTCAGCGGCGCATCGACGTCGCCCTTGGGCAGGTCCTCCACGCGAGGAAGGTGCCGCCTGCTGGGCCAGTAGCTGTCGATCTCAACCTCGAGCATCCCCGCCTTGGAGATCGTGTCCGCGAGCTGCGGCGAGGTCGAGACCGCATCCCAGACGATCTTGGCCGCAGTCTCCTTCGCCCGCTTCACGGCCCCGAACTCGACGATCCTCGGCTTGCCCTTGACGACCGCGGCCTTCTTGGAGTTGTTGATCGCCAGCGCCCCGGCCCAGTGCTTCGGGAGTTTCTTTTGGCCCGGGTCGCCATCCAGCACGACACGAAGAACATCGGGCCTCGCTCCGCGTAGCAGCCCAAGCAGGCCTTCGAGCTCTCCAATCCGCTTCATGAGAGCAGCCGTGCAGTCTCGGCACACGCCGTCGTTGGTGTACAGGTCGCGGTCGTGGTCCTCGCAACGGCGCGCGACCGTGGCGACGTCGCGCACGCTGTGCGGGTCCTCGGGAGTAGCCGGAGGCGCCGCGTAGGGGTCGAGGATCACAGCGTGACCTCGCAGTGGGGGCGCAGCATGTCGGTGATGGAGCCGGCCCACGAGGGGGCGGTGACGCTGGCTTTCTGAGCCCGCTTGACCAACTCGACTCCTCGATCCCATGTCTCGCAGGATGGCTCGCACTCGACCACGATCGGACCGTGCGCGATCGAGATCCTCTGCATGGAGAACTCCGTGCCAGGCGGGTACGGCCTGGGCGGAACCACAAGCAGCAGGCCCTCGGGGGACTGCGTCAGCATCGGCCTGACCTTGCGCTCGACGCAGAGCTCGAGAAGCCGGCCGGCGACCTCGAGCGCCCGCCGGCTCCCGTAGTCGCGGCTTTCATCGCTCGCCTGCGTCAGCCACGCCCTCGCAGCCGAGGCCATCATCTTCATCGTCGCACTCGAGGCCACGCGATGAGAAGCGGTCTCGCGCCGGGCTTATTCCGTGGACCTGAGTGCTAGGGAAGCCTACGGCCATGAAGTTGGTTCTGCGAGCGTGCTTGTCTATCCCGAAGTCGAGATCCCGCCCGAGGCCCAGACCCTCCTCGATCTGGTGCACCGAGAACTTGGGGTTGACCTCGGGGCGCTGCGCGCAGCGGATCGCTCAAGGAGCTCGATCCGGCAGGCGGTCTTCCTCTTCATGCGCGACCTCGGGCTCTCCTACCCGAAGATCGGGGCGATCATGGAGCGCGACCACTCCACGGTGATCTTCGGCTGCAAGCGGTGCTTGGCCGCGACCGAGGCCCGCAAGATCTACCTGCGGCTGCGCGAGCTGCAATACGGCGTCCCCGCGAGCTACGAGGAGCGAGCCGTCCCCACGGTCGCGGTCCCGCCCGACGCCGTCTCGTGCTCTGCCTAGGAAGCGATGTCCTGGATCCTGGCCTCGACGACGTCGATCACCTCTTGCCTGGGCTCCTTGCGTCGGCGCTCGTCATCGACCACCCACCCCAAGACGACCGTGTCGCAGCAGCCAGGCACGAGCCGATCTAGGGTGTCCGTGTCGAGCTCGGCCGGACTCGTCACGAGCACGGCGGCGTCGAGATCGAGCTGCACCCTGGGCTCGTCGGCCTCGGTCCCCTTCTCGACGCGGATGTACTCCGGCAGCAGGGTCAGTTTGAGCACGCGTTCCTTGATCGCCGCGATCACCCCCTTCCTTGGCTTCTTCGCCAGCTCGAGCTTGGCGACCCCGAGGATCGTGGCCGGTTGGTCGAGGTGCGCGATGCGGTCGCGCAGTGGATCCGTGGCAAGAGGACCGCGCTGATGGGTGGCGTCGGAGCCGGAGCTCACTGCCTTGGCCCTGGTCCTCGTCCTCTTCGGAGCCACCGCCAGCACGTCCGTCGGGCGGTCGTCGGGCTCGAAGTGCGGCAGGTAGGTCTGCCCGTGCTTGTCGAAGAGCACCTTGAAGTTGTGGACCTCGACGGAGTGCTTCCCGTGCCGAGCTGCCACCTCGTGAAAACCGCAGTGCTCGAAGTCGAACTTGCGCTTGCGGAGCTTCGGCCGCCCCAAGTCGTCGACCTTGGTCTTGCCGTCCTCTTGCAGGACCTCGATCTGGGTCAGGCAGTCGTCGATGACCGCACGCTGCATCGGCGCGCTGAGCTGCCCCCAGCGGTCTCCGTTCAGGATGATGCGAACATCTCCGTGCTGGGCGGCGCGGTCCTCCGTGGTCGTGATTCGGATCTTGCCGAGGATCGGCCGACCGCGTCGCGCGAGAGCTTCTCCGCGCGGCTCGTCGTCCTTGTCGCGCTTGGCGTAGGCCGCGAGCACGACGATGTTGACGTCCTCGAGGCGTGAGCGGTGGCAGTCGAGGGTGCGCACTGACTCGTACGCTTCCTCCATCTTGTTGTTGGGATCTTCGAAGTTGGGCATGGTGGCCTCTCACGTTGCTGAGACGAGCCGATGGGTGAGCCGGGTCCATCGCCTCGTCGCCTCGGTCGTCACCGCCCGCTTGATGGCGTCGCGATGCCCGACCAGGATGCAGAGTTTTTTGGCTCGGGTTATTGCAGTGTACAGCAGGTTCCGGCTGAGCATGCGGTTGTTGCGAAGAACAGGGACCAGCACCGCCGGAAACTCACCGCCCTGGCTCTTATGAATCGTCATCGCAAAAGCCAAACTCAAAGAGCGTGAATCAAACCTGTTATAGGTTTTCATCGCGCCGTCGAAGTCGACGGTTAGTTCCGACTCTCCAAATTCGGTGACCGTCCCAATGTCGCCATTGAAGACATTGCGCTCATAGTCATTGCGCATTTGCATCACTCGGTCGCCCACGCAAAACCTACGCTTTTGAGCTGCCCAGAAAGAGTCCGCATGGCGCCCCGCGTAGCTCGTCTGGAGCTTCGAGTTGAACGCCTCGGTCCCGACTGGCCCTCGGTGCGTCGGGCACAAGATCTGGATCTCCTGGGTCGGCTCCATGTCGTAGGCTGCCGGGATCCGGGCCGCGGCCATGTGCAGGAGCTTCCGCTGAGCCGATTCTGGCGTGCTTGCGTGGAGGATGTAGAACTGGCCTCGGTTGCCGAGACTGCGGTCGTCAGGCTCGAGCTCTTCGCCGGCCAGGATGCGGTGGGCGTTGGTGACGATGGACGAGCCCTTCGCCTGCCGGAAGACCTCCTGCAGCCGCACGACCGAGATGTTGACGCCTGCGGAAGCCGCCTCCAGCAGGTCGGGCAGGATGTTTCCAGGCCCCACCGAGGGCAGCTGGTCCGCGTCCCCAACCAGCAGGACGCGGTGCTCGGTGGTCATGGCAGCGAACAGCGCGTCGGCAAGCTCGAGGTCAAGCATCGAGACCTCGTCGACGATGACGAGCGACGCTGGGAGGCTGTTCGACTCGTCGAAGTGAAACTCCCCGGTCCCCGGGACCGGCCGAAGGAGACGATGGATCGTGCTTGCAGGCCTCCCCGTCGTCTCCGTGAGCCGCTTCGCCGCGCGTCCCGTCGGCGCGCAGAGGGTCACCTCCCAGCCTGCTCGCTCTGCCATCGCCAACACTGCGGCCACCGCGGTGCTCTTGCCGGTCCCGGGCCCACCCGTAAGGACCGTCACCCCCGAGCGCGCCACGGCGGCAACCGCAGCTCGTTGACCGTCGGAAAGATCGTCGGTCGTGCTCGAGTCCCAGACCGCCCGAGCTGGTCGCGTCATCGACAGGATGTTCCGGGCCACACGCGCCTCGGTCCTGTCCGTGCTCGAGAGAAGCAGCAGCCCAGCCTCGTATCGAAGCGCTCCGCAGAACGCCAGCCTCTCGACTGCCTCGTCCACGACCGCACGCCGAACACCGAGGAGGTCGCTCGACATCGTCTCGAGCTCATCCGGCGGCAGGCCGCAGTGGCCATCGAGGCGCTGCTGCCTCATCGTGTGGATCACCCCAGCCTCGACGCGCTCGGAGTGCTCGGGGTCCAGTCCCGTCGCGCGAGCAAACTTCTGCGCAAGCCTGAACCCAAACCGCTCAACCCTGGCTGCGACAACGAAGGGGTGGTCGTCGAGCATCGACATCGACCGCTCGCCGAACTCCCGGTGCACCGCCTTCGCCAAGCTCGCCGGGGCCCCGACCGAGATCATGCGATTTTTGATCTTGGCTACCGGTCCGCTCTGCTGCCGATGATGCGCGCGAATCTTTCCCAGCGCCTTGGGTCCGACTCCTGGAATATGGAGAATGTCCTCGATCGACCTGTCGAGCACGTCCCAGGTTCGATCTCCGAATTGCTCGACTATGCTCTCGGCCGTCCGAGCGCCAATGCCAGGGTAGGTCTTGAGGCGCGCGATCGTCTGCTCCTCCGACGTCGGTGCCCGCAGCTCGAGCACGTCGAACTTGAACTGGCGACCATGTTTGCGATGGTCGGCCCATCGCCCCCGCGCGATGAATTTCGCTCCCTTTTCGACGTCCCCACCGAGCTCGCCAACCAGCGCCTCGTCGGTCCCATCGATCGTCGCCACCAACACCGAGAACCCAGAGTTCGGGTCGCGGTGCCTGATCCTCACCACGACACCCTCGACCTCCTCGATCCTCTGGTTCCTCATCGGGCTGCGCTTCCGGGCATTCACGGTGGCCCCCGGTTCCAAGGCAACTGCTCAAGCGACGGACCTGTTCCTGTCGGCTGCAGAAGGTCTGCATCCGGCGCTGGCTCCACGCGAAGCATGCGACCCTCGGGGAGCTGATCGGCCACGACCACGACCTGCTCAGGCGCGGGCGACCTCGGCTTGCTGATGCGCCCCGCGATCTTGGTCTCGGCGTGCTCGACCGCCAAGCTGAACCACGCCCTCGGCGGAGAGACCAACACCGTCCTCCCCTCTCGACGAAGAAGCCCAAGCCGCTCAAGCTCGCGGACGCGCTTCGTCCACGATGCGTTGTCTCGATGCCCGATGAACCTGCGCCAGTCGGACATCGAGCACCCGAGCTCAGACCACTCCTCGAGGGGGCATCCGGCGGCGTCGCTGGCGAGCATGAAGGCCCCGACCATCGCGGTCACCAGCGCCGCCGGGCGAGCCCGCAGCGACCGGGCCAGCGTCCACAGGTTGCCCACATCGAACCCGCCTGGCGCCAGGGCCTTGCACGGCGCGTGCAGGCGCATGTCGATCAGCCGCCCCACGGGCCTGCGCGCGCCGGTCCTACGGCCCGTCCTGGTGGCAACGAGGTCCGCGTCGCGGAGCGCCGCCATCGCTCGCTCGATCTGCCGCTCGTCGAGCCTCGTGCGCGATGCCAGGGTCTTGTTGCTGGGCCACGGGTTTTGACCCGGGCGCCCCGGCCATCGGGTGTACGAGAGCAGGACGAGCCGCAGGAGCCTCGCGTGCTCCGAGCCGACTCCGGCCAGGCGGCATCCACGCGCGCCGAGGGAGGCCGTCTCGTGTCGGTGCAGGGTCAGGTCGGCCCCCATCCCTCTGGCTCCGGGCCGCTAAACGGTGAGAAGCCAGACCACTCGCACTGGCCGTGGCGGTGAAAATGCTCTCGAAAACAGCCCTCTTGGTCCAGCACCAGAGGGGGAGGCCTCGTCTCCCCGCGAAGATCTGCCCGGCGAGCACACCCAGGACACTCGGCAGTCTTCAGAGCTTGCGCTGTCTGGCGCGCGTGCGTATCTTCTGATCGCTCCACGGCGATTCCCTTCTCTCGTTGTGGTGTCTCGGCTCTCGCCGAGGTCGGGCCCGGAGTCGTCAGCTCCGGGCCTTCGGCGTTGGTTGTACCAGCTCGAGGCTGTTGATCGAAGATTTGAATTCTTCCCCTCACCTAAGACCGGGAGCTTCGCGCGCGCGCGGCCTGGAACACCCTCACCTAAGACCGGGAGACCCCCTCACCTAAGACCGGGCGAACGTTCGCGGTCGATCGTTGGCTTCTGGTTCTCCCGGTGCGGTTTCCACGCTAGCCCTCTTCGGCGGGATCTCCCTCTCCGCCTGCCGGGCCGCTGGCGTCGATGAGCGCGTTCATGCGGTCTTGACGCGGCGAGGCGTCGATGCTCGGTCGCGGCGCGGCGATCGGCTCGGCGATCGGCTGAAAGCCGAGGTCCGCGACGCGGTCGAAGGTCACCGCCTTGCCCGACGCCTGCGCGTCCTCGACCCCCAGAACCATCCGAGCTTCATCGGCCCCCGGGACGATGTTCGCCAAGCGCCGCAGGGGCAGCTTCTTCGCCATCCGCGAGAACCAGGCCGCCCAAGCCGGGCTCGGCGGCTGCCCGCCCTTCCCCTTGGACATGCTCCGGGCTTGCATGATCTCCTTCCGGCGCGCGACCTCGTGGACAGCGCGCGATGAACCCTTGGTCTTGACGACCGCGTAGGAGGCAAGGATCGCCTCGTCCTCGTCGTAGTCGTCCGGCTCGTAGCCGAGCTCGGCGGCGACGTGGTCGATCAGCGGCTCGCTGCCTCCGACCTGCCGGAAGTGGTCGCCGCGACGCACGACCTCGGCGAAGATGAAGTCGATGTCCGCGCCGCGGTGCATCAACTTCACCAAGCCCTGGTACTGCGTCCCAAAGCGGACGAGGCCACTGCGGATCTCCAGGAACGCCTCCTTCGAGGTTGGGTTGAGGCTCAAGCCGACAACCGCGGCCTCGGCGAAGGCGAGGAGCAGGGAGTCGCGGTTGGCCCTGAGCAGCTCGGGCTTGTTCCAGACTGCCTGGTAGCACTCCATGGAGAAGCGACCAACCTGGGGGTCGGTCGCTCCGCGTCGTCCCTTCGACAAGAGCTTCCCGTAGATCTCCTTGTTGCGGTCGAGGTCGGCGTGCAGCACGTCCCAAGGCGACGGTCCTTCGTCTTGGTGCGGACGAGCTGGGGGCCGTTGTTGCTGGCGAGCGGGCTGACGTTGTTGGCGAGCTGGTTTTCGGTCGTTTGAGCTGGGCATGTTCTACTCCGAGACGGACTTTGCGGCCTTGACCGCGAGATGAGCAAGGTGTCGAGCTTTCGCGCTGAGGGGTAGCTGGTCCCCGAGCGCCTTGAGGTTGATGGCGTAGAGCTCGTCGAGTTCGCGGCCAAGGTGAGCTGGGACGTACACCGGTCGCGAGTCGTTGATCTGCCTCCGGGCCCGCTCCACGCCTCGGGCGGAAAGGGCCCGCAGTGACCTGCCGGTGCTCCCCTTGAGCGACCACCCGCGGCCGTCGTCGGCAACCGCGGCAAGCACAGCTGACCCCATCGTCGACAAGACGATGTTGCGCAGCCACTGCTTCTCGCGCTTCAACATCGCGGCGAACTCGTTGATGGCCTCGAGGCGGTCGAGCACCGCGGCGAAGGCAGCTGGGAGCTGGACAAGAAGGTCCTCGGCATCTCGATGGACGAGCCGCAGCGCGTCCTCAGTCGCAGGCGAGGCGTCGACGGGGGGAGGCACGTTGGCCTCGACGTGGTCCCGCCACCATCGAGCAGCTCGCTCGCGCATGTCGGAGATGAAGTCGTCGTGGCGGTCGATGTCCCGCCAGTGGATCGGCGCGCGGTCGGCCTGCATGAAGCAGACAACCGAGGCCCAGGTCAGCCCGGTGCAGGCCATGTAGAGCTGCGTCTGGCACTCGTAGTGAAGCGGGACAAGCTCGCGGTGCTCGACGTCACCCGACGGGAGATCGACTCGCTCGATCCAGTCCTGCCGGCGGAAGACGGTGGTCACCTTGCCCTCGTAGATGCCGAGCTCGCCTGGGCGATCATGGCAGAGCTGGGCGCCGTCGGTGCTCGCCAGCAGCACGTCTGACTCAGCGTCTCGCTCAAGGGTCACCCCGTCGAAGACCTCGCGGCCGCTGAAGGTCGAGTACATCTCGCGGACGGGCCGCTCGAGCACGCGACCGACGTAGAGGTGCGGCGCCTCAAACGGTGTTGGCTGGTGGTCGGGCAGGCGCCCGGTCTTGCTGGCCCACAGCTGGGTGGGGCTCATCCAAGGATGCGCGCAGGTCCCATCCTCGAGCAGGTAGAGCGCGGAGATCTCGGACCCGCCGATCCCTGTTCGGCGTTGGGCCAACCACTCCAGCGAGCCCTGCTCGGGTCGGTCGGGATCAGGACCTGCCTCCGGCCGAGGCCTCGGGCCGATGGCCGCGAGGGCGCCAAGGAGCTGGTCTTCGACCTCGGGCTGAGGCCCCTCGTCAAGCTCTCGAAGGGCCAGAACAAGCTGGCCGTCGTCTCGCTCCGGCATCAACCCACCAACCGAATTGGCGCTGGGGGCTATTCCTGGCCGGCGGTTTTTGCGCTTTGTAAAGATGCCCGATTTTCGGTCACATGGCGTGGCGGTCCGCCCGAAGTTCGGGCATGGTCAAGTCGTGCCCGCCACCGAGATCGACCCCATGACCTGCGCCACAGCGGCTCGCGCGATGTACGACGCCTTGGCCAAAGCCAACCACGGCCCGGTGCGAGACGCCTTCGAGGTCGCGCGCGACTGCATCGACATGGGCGCCTTCTGGCCCGAGGAGGTCGTCGAGGTCATCAGCGGGAAGAAGACCCTCTCCGCCGCGTTGCGCGACGTCGCCGATTGCCAGGAAGAGCAGGGCAAGGTCCTGCTCGGCGACATCGACGATCCCAAGGAGCGCGCCGAGATCGAGGCCGACACCCAGCGCCTGGTCGACATGCTCCGGGCCGGCGCAGCCACCCTCGAGCCCGAGCCGGCGCTGATCACGGAGGTCGCATGAAGATCACCAAGTTCAGGCGAACCCTGCTCGACCGACTGGCCGAGGCCAGCGAGGATCATCCGCTGGAACTCGAAGGGCAGGAGCTCCGAGCAGCACGCTGGCTCGTGGAGCACGGCCTCGCCAAGCGCGCGGACCCAGGGTTCTACGCCGAGGCCACAGCTCCTGCCCCCACGCTCG